GGTGGCACCCCCACAAGTTTCTCAAGGTTGCGGTAGGACTGGACGACATCGGATGGCGCTTTGAATTGCCGTTCACTGACGAGGGCGAGGCCCTCTGGATCGAGGCCCGCTTTCGCCCAATCGAACGGGGTGACTGGCGTGCTGCCGGGAGATCCAGAGGCAGGGGTAGCACCCGCCCCCGGATCTGCGGCTGCTGCGGCCGGAGTAACTGTCCCAGCCGGGGCACCGTCTGCATCACGAAACAATCCTTTACGAATCCACATGCGCTACTCTCCCTTGTGATAGAGCTTCCACAGTTGCTCGTCTGTCAGTTGTAGGTGCTGTTGAATCCTCAGCCACACTTCGCGCCGGCCTTCCATCAGTGACGCGATCCTGGCGTCACTGTGGAACGTCGTCTCATGGGCACGGCAAAATTTCGCAAGATCGTCGAGGACCGCCGCGCTGTCGCGGTTCTCCAGCATGAAGGTTCGTTGGTACGCCTTCTGTCGGCCGAAGAGAAACTCGCGCGCGGTTTGAATGGCTGCGGATGTGTTCATCGTTTCACTCCCGCCATCAACGGCTTCGCCACGGAGGCGAGGGCCGGCGCGGCTTCTACCATTTGCTGTTGCTGTGCCGCTTGCTGTTTCTGTTGACGCATGGCTTTCACCGTGTCGATGTCATTCACCCACTTGATGGGCACGGCTTGTGAGGCCATGATCTCGGGAGCGGCTTCATCCCAGTTGACGAAATCAAGAGGGCGGGTGTCTTGCGTGATCGCGATGTACTCCCGCGCCCAGTCGATGAAACGAAAGAAGCCCGACACCCCTTCGGCCTTTTGGGCGCGTGACAGAGGCGACGTGTATTGAATGTCGTATTGACCGTTCGCTTGACGCAGAATGTCGGGCATGGGGGAGAGGAGTCGTTGCTGTTGCAGGAGATCGATCTCGCGCTCGATCATCGGGCCGAGAGATTCAGACTGCTGACGCCCCATGGTCGGAGAGAGCAAGGCCCCTTTCTCTCGGGTGCGTTCGATGACTTCCGTCGCCGTCATCTCGGGCGTTTCGGTCAAGATTTGAAACAGGGTCACGAGGAAGGCGTCGTTGATCACGGCGCGTTCGTCATCCATCAAATCTTTACCGACGGCGATGTTCCCGGTGGGCAGGACATGCACAAGAGGCTTCCCATCGGCGGACACACCGCCATAATTGAGCGCCCCTCCGCGGAGGGAGAAATTGTCCAGTACCCCGTCATCATGGGCCAGGAGTACAGGATCGACGACCCGCTGCCCTTGTTTAAGAACTGTCTTCTTCTCTTCATTAAGAACTTTGAGTGACGGAAGGACAAGCATCGCGGGTGAGCGTCCATAGACTTCTCCTGGGGCAATGACATACCGGCTGATGGCGTAGGGAAAACTGGCGAAGCCCTCATCGGCTAACAGACCATGGCCTTCGCACGAGACGTAATCGGACTGATAGGCCATCCCCTGTTGATCGAGACGCCCCTGTTGATAGTCATCGCGCGGCGTGACGTAATGAAGAAAGGGGAACAGATCATCGTACTTTTTGGCGTCCTTTGCCGCCTCACGAATCTTGTCGGGGATGTTGGGGTTGTCGCCGAACTTCTGAATCACCTGTCGGGCGGTGAGGGTGAATTTGCGGATGACGGTATCGATGATGCCTTGGTGGTTTTCACAGAAGAAGGCTTCGCCAAGGTGAATAGCACGGTATCGGAGGCCGGCGCCGTAGCGACGTTGGAGTTTATCCGTAAAGAGAACTGCGGATCCAAACGCCCCGAGGGACATATATCCTTCGTGCTTCTGAGACGAGAAATTGGCATTCGGCGCATATCGATACTTGAAGAGGGATTGGGTCAGTTCCTCGAACCAGAGTTGCACATTGCGTCGTTTTCTGAGGGCGAAATCGTCGGGTTGCAAGCCATGCCATTGGCTGTTTTGAGGGGTCAGCATCGACTCCATCGCCGCCGCGAATCGGGTCAAGGCGAGGGCGCCCGTGGCGTCGAACATCTCTTCCGTGCGGGGCACGCCGGGAGTCCGGTGACCATCCTTATTCGTGAACGTGCCGGCATAATTGGGGAGGATCCGTCTGGCGATTTCCTCGCATTGCTGATCGAGGGTGCCACGCAAGGTCATCGCCTGTTTATAGCGATCCTCGATTTCTCGCGCGCGTTCTTCTCGTTGGGTACTTGGCGTCATTACGGGGCCACGCCTCCGGGCGTTTCACAGCCAATACAGGTCGTGCTTGTGCGAATCGTTTGCCCGCCGACGGAGTTCGTATTGGAGACTTGTGTCGCCGGCATCAGAGCCCCGAGGGCCGACATGCCACCGACAAAGAAGAGGCCATGAATCGCCGCGCTAATCACCGCATCGGACTTGGCCGGCGAGGCGAGGGGGACTTGGGCCACGTGCGTCTTGTAATTCTCTTCGGGAGGGCAGAACCACTCCCCCTGTTTGTCCATCACCAACTGATCCCATCGACAGGTCGTATCCCATGACCGGGTGGCTCTGAGAAAGCGAATCGGTTCTTCGGTGACTTGGCGCGCGTTGTATCCGTCCTTGATGACGCGGGTTCCCCCGCCACAGGCGGCGGTTAACATGATCGTGGCGATGAGGACAAAGAGGGCGAGATACCGCATCAGTAGCCTCCCAAATAGCGTTTGAGTCTCGGGGTTGAGCCTTGGTCATCCGGGCTCGTGAGGATCGTCGAGGCTTTGCCGCGGCCGGCTCTGAGGCGTTCGGCTTCGGCGGCTGCGGCTTCTTTCTGTGCGCCCGTGGTGTCGGCCGCATTTTGTTGGCCGAGGACGGGCAAGGTCGTCAAATTCGGTTTGTCGGGCACCATCGAATCGGTCCCCATCCCCATCACGGCGGCGATTTGCGCGCCACCGGGGATGAATCGGAGGGGGCCCCCCGCCATGGAGTTGACCGGATTGTCCCCGCCGAGATCCTGAAAGGGTTTCTTTTGCGCGGTTTCAGACAGGCCCAAGGTGCCGAGCGCGGCAAGAGCACGAAAGACTGGTCCACCACCCATGCGTGTGTCTCCTTAGAGAATTGAGTTCTCTCACGAAAGGATCGGCGCGTCAACATCTCTTGCGATATTGATCCGACGGGCGAGCGAGGCTTTGGCATCACGTCGACAGACTCGTGTGGCAAACGTGAGGGCGAGGGCGTCGCCATCATCGGGGGATCGGAACCCACGCCCTTTGAGGCTTTCTTTGGGTTCGAGTCTGACGGCATCTTTGGCCTTGCCGAAGTAGTCATACTCGGGCGACGTGAGATCGCCGAAGAGTCTGTTATCGCCGTCGATCATCGCGCCTCCGAGCCAATCCCGCATGTTCGCCCACATCTCGGTGCGCTTATCCGCCCACTCGGGGGACTCGGCCTTGGAGCCAAACCACACTTCCGTCACGCGATACTTCATCTCGCGAAGACGGTCGATCACCCCTGTCCCATTTCCCGCATCGATATTCACGGCATCGGGTCTGACTTTATCGATCCATCTGCCAATCTCGTTGGCGACGAACATATTGTCTCGATCTTTGAATCGAATGGGGGCTATCGATCGGGCGTCCCGCCCTTGCCGGAAGCGGATGACGCTCGAATCATCGCCATATCGCGCGATATCGACGCCCATGATGAGGGGGGCATTTCGATCGGAGACGACTTCTCGGAGTTGGGCGTCAGCGACGAGCTTGTTGGAGATGAATTGCCGGTTGCCTTGGGCAGGGAATTGTCCGAGGACTTCGACTCGTACTGTATCAGAGTCAATGCCGTATTGTTCGACCATACGATTAAAGAGCGCGGTGTCAGTTCCTTCGACAGTACGCGAATCCAATTGTCGGAGTTTCCAATATGCACGGTGATTGTTGAAACACTCGAAGAATCCTCCCGAGTTGCGGCGTGGATTAGAAGCCACGACCCAATACCGATCAAGCACCGGCTCAGTAAAGAAACCTTCGGTGACATTGAAGATGGGAACAGGAATTCCAGAGGCTTCGTCATAAATCACCATGACTCCGTAGGGGTTGTGAACGCCCGCGAAGGCGTCTGGATTCTCCTCAGACCACAATTGTCCTTGTGCGTAGTAATACCCACAGTCGATTTTGAGCTGATCGGCGAGGAGCGTCTTAAACCAGGGGGCCGGCTTAACAGATAAGACTGTGGTCTCGAACCAGTGAGAATTGAGCAAGAGCGTCGTCCACTTCCCGATCTCCGCAAAGGTGCGGGTTTTCAACTGGGGCTCGGTGTTCGCGGTGACGATACAGGTGGAGCCTAAACGGGTGGTCATCATCCAATCCGTCAGCCACGCGATCTTGGCGGATTTGCCGACGCCGCGTCCGGAGGCGGTGGCTTCTCGCCACATCGTGGGGTCAAGACCGAGGTTCATGACCCCTCGGTTGTTGCGGATATGTTCAGTGATCGCTTGGAGATCGTCTCTCTGCCAGTGCCGGGGACCCTTCATATTGCAGAGCGGGGTGTTGGCCTTGCCCCAGGGGTACGCAAACATCACAAATTTTTCGAGATCGTCGCTTATCTGAGGGTCCCACAGCTCAGTCATTAAAGACTGTTCATCGGCCGGCGAGTAAATCATTTAGGCCGCATGGAGAAAGCCCCGGTAGGCAAGAAGGACCACAAGCGTTCGCCGTTTCGCGAGCTTATCCGCATACGCAAGTTTTCCCCGAATCTGTTTACACACTCGGCACTCGCGTCGAAAATACTTCTTTTTATTATCCCACAACACCGACGCCTCATGGAGTGAATGCCCGCGCACACAAACGGTTTTATTGCGCCCCGTGTGCCGGCCTCTCGCCATCTTGTCTCCCATGTTGTCAACCCCCGTCCCGAGTTTCAGATGTGCGGGATTGCAGCACGGCGGGTTATCGCACGTGTGCATCACCATCAAATCATCTGGCGGGGCGGCGTAAGCGATCTCGAACGCAACTCTGTGCGTCCCTATGTGTTTCCTCTCAACAAAAAATTTCCCATAGCCTTTTGGATTTCTAAACGCAGTCCACGGCCAACATGCGTCAGGCGTCGAGACGGCAACCTTGCTCCAAAAGCGATCAATGTATTTCTGTTCCATGCGGCAATTATAGACCAAGTTTCAAAATTTTTTCAAAAAATTCGACGCGTTTTCAAAAGCGATTGACAGTGACCGTAACCATCCCGCTAGGGACACGGCCTCAGAGGATAGGGCCCTCCACCCCCGGCATGGCCCCCCTTGTGTTCTGAGAGGTTCGGCT